CCGCAGCAAAATCAGCCCACATCCAACGGGATTATCTGGTGCCAGGGTGAAGAAGGCGCAAAAGGATTTTTGGTTGCGGCGGGCAATAGCGTGATGTTGATGGACAGCGAGTCCAGCACGTTTTATATCAAGAGCACCGATGCGTCCGGCATGCCACAACCGCTGAGGATCTTCGACTATACCGAGCGCACAGCTACACCTAAAATTGCGACTCCGGCCAATATGCCCCCCAATGTAGAGTTTGCTACAAAAGCGGAGGTTGAGGCCCTGGCGGCTCGTTTAGACGCTCTGACAATCAAAGATACTGCCAAGCCCGCGAGAAAATCTGCGAAGGAGGATACAGATAATGCCTAATCCGCTCTTTTCTATGCTCGGAGGCAATATGCCCTCTATGTCTGGACCAATGGGTAATTTTGCACAGATGATGCAGCAGTTTCAGCAATTCCGGGCGAATTTCCAGGGGGACCCGAAAGCAGAGGTGGAAAAACTGCTGCAATCCGGAAAAATGAATCAGAGTCAGCTCAACCAATTGCAGAATATGGCGAGACAATTTCAGCAGCTTATGCCCAAATAAGGCTATAATCGTGGCCACGATTTAATATAGCAACCTTAAAATTATTTTGTAAATGCGAAAGGAGACTACATATGTCTTTGAGTTCTGATGGTACTGTGATGACTATGCCTGTTGCACCCACCAATATGGGCGGAAACGGCTTCGGCGGCTTTGGCGGAGATGGTGCGTGGTGGATTATTATCCTGTTTTTGTTTGTTTTCTGCGGCTGGGGCAACAACGGCTGGGGAGGAGATGGTGGCGGCATGAACGGCGGCGTCGGTTCTGAGGTCCAGCGCGGATTTGACCACTCCTCCGTTGTAACCAAGCTGGACGGCATCACCCAGGGTATTTGTGACAGCACCTATTCCCTCAACAACGCCATCAATACCGGCTTCTCCAATGCGGAACTGTCCCGGTGCAATCAGCAGTCGGCCCTGATGCAGCAGCTCAACAATATGGCTATGCAGGCTCAGAACTGCTGCTGCGAGACCCAGCGGGCGATTGACGGCGTGAATTACAACATGGCAACCAATACATGCGCCCTCCAGAACACCATGAACAACAACACCAGGGACATTATTGACAATGCCAATGCCAATTCCAGGGCCATCCTCGATTATCTGTGCCAGGATAAGATTTCTACTCTCCAGGCCGAAAATCAGAGTCTCCGGCTGGCTGCGTCTCAGGCGAACCAGAACGCGGTACTCCAGGCGGCTATGGATGCGAATACTGCGGAGATTCTTCGCCGCACCGCACCTCTGCCCGTCCCGGCTTATCAGGTGGCAAACCCCTATACAGGTGTTTATGGAAGCTGCTGCAATCCCTGCGGCTGCTAAACTGCATAACTGCATCTATTTCGTGACATCACGAAATTGTTCGGCCCCGTGCCGATTTTGAACATAGCGGCGGGGCAATGGCCTCGCCGCTTATTTTAACCGCCTCGAAATCGAGGCATTTAGAAAGGATTGATTTTATGGCTGAGTATACGAATATTGGCCCTGTGACTGTAGCCGCTGGGCAGAATGTGCCCCTTACCGAAACTTCCGTATCTGGGGGAAGCTGTATCGTCCATCGTGAAGGAGCTGGCATTGTGACCCTGCGGGGCCAGACTAACCAGTGCCGGGCACGGTACAAAGTGAGCTTTGGCGGAAACATTGCAATCCCCACCGGCGGGGCCGTGTCTCCGATCTCCATTGCTTTGTCTGTGAGCGGTGAGCCGCTTGCCAGCGCAACTGCAATTGTAACGCCCGCTGCGGTGGAAGACTATTTCAACGTGTTCACGGCAGTCTTTATCGAGGTGCCGCGTGGATGCTGTGTGACGGTAGCAGTCGAAAATACCAGCACTCAGGCGATCAATGTTGCAAACAGCAATCTGATTGCCGAGCGTGTATGCTAATGGAGAGGAGAGATATTATGAGCATGAGAGCCTTAGAGGACCTACGCGAAATGCTCTGCGACGAGCTGGACGAAATCGCAAAAAAGCAGGAAATGTCCGCAGGCGACCTCGAAACTATCCATAAACTCACAGACACCATTAAAAACATTGATAAAATCATTATCATGGATGAGGATGGTGGCTATAGCCAGGCCGGAGACTGGGAGATGGAGGGCCGTGGCAATTATGGGCGCGGAAGCAGCTACGCAAGCCGTGGCAAGCATTATGTAAGAGGCCACTACAGCAGAGACGGCGGAGACTATAGCGAGCGCCGCCGCGACAGCATGGGCCGTTATAGCCGAGATGGGGCAAAAGAGCACATGATGACGCAGCTGGAAGAGATGGAGCGTAACGCCAGTAATGACAAAGAGCGAGATGCAATCCGCCGTTGTATCAACCAGCTAGAGTCCACCTAAAAAGGAGGCGGCCATATGTTGGACGCCAAAGAAATCGGCGTAGCAATCGCCGAACTGGAGTATAAAGACTCCAGCTATAGTAACTACGCAAAGCTGGCAAGCCTCTACACAATCCGGGACCAAATGACCCGGCATGCAGATCAAGGCTATGAGCGGGCCTACTCTGCAACACCAGCGGACCTGGAAGCCCCCACTCGTGTAATCCGGTACGGCGACAGCGACTTTTTGCGGGCCGTGGAGGGCAAAGACCCTGCGGCGGTGTGGGATATCATGGATGAGTTAATGGACACGCTCAAAGTAGTCAACACAAGAGTGTACAATAGCGTTATGCGGAAAATAGACGCAGTGTAGCAAATGAGCCCCAGTTTCTGGGGCTCATTTTATGCGTTATATAATATGATAAAACCTGATGCTTATCCGCATCAACCTTCCATGCTGTACCGGAATATCCCTCGTTGGTTAAGGACCATAGCTGCGGCATAATTTCCGTCGCACTTCAGCATATAAAGCGCCCTGTTCCTGAGGGATTCCCGCAAAAATATATCAGAGGGATATACGCCCTTCTCCCAGCCGGGGAGATATGAGCCGCCCTGCATCTGTTCGATGAGTTTCCAGTAAAATGCCTTCACTTCTGTGAAGTCTTTCTCTCTCATGATTAACACACGGTTCATTTCTTCCCCTCCAAACCAGAAGCGCCTTATCTTCTCGGCGCGACCAAGGCCTGTTTGCGCGCTGCGAACATGCCCCGGCGCCGGGTCCCTTTTCTCTCTGCCTTGCATCTTAATCGTCCTGGCAGAGCGATTGCAAGGCGGAAGCAATTGCCGGGGCATTCTCCCGGATTACGGGAGCGGTAAAAAGAAGCTGGGAGGCGAAAGCGGCTTTCCATCAAAGAGAAAAGGAGCCCGGCCTAAAAAGGACAGGGCTCCCCTTCTGTTACAATACAAAATCCTCGTCCTTCAGCCGGGAAAAGTCCGGGGCGGCGGGGCGGGGGGGGACCCGCTTGAGCGGGTCATATTTGAAAGCACGGCAGTGGAAGCCCGCCGGAACCACCCCCCTTTTGATGCACATGACGCTCTCTTCGTCCAGAGGAGCGCAGCGCTGGCAGTAAGCACAGCGGGGGTCCATCTTTTTCTCAAACAGCATGGCGGCCAC